TCCAACATTTTGCGGGGTCTCCTGATATTCTTCCGGGATAGGCGGCGCCTGGATTATCGGACGCAAGCGTTCTTCTTCCGGCATCCGGTAATGATCGGTCTCGGGCGATTCGAACGTGGATTCGACCTGACCCTCCGGAAGTGGAGCTGCGGCCAAGGCTTCGATATCGTCCAGAACAACGTTCGCACCATGAAACTGGCTCAATATGCGCGCACTGACCAGCGCATCGGCGTCATTTGGCACGTCATACGCCCTGTAACGCGCACGCAAGACGCGCATGGCTATGATACCTATGTCGGAACGTAAAAACGCGCCAAATTCGGTCCTGAGTCCCTCCGTGGCCCTGAAATCGTCGTAGGTGAACATAAAGCTATTCAAGTGGCAGTTGCTCGTACCCGGCCTCTGGACCGCCCATTCCCCCGCTCATACCACCTGGCGCCGGCTGGACTGGGCTAGTGAGCGCGTTGCTTTGGGCGACCTCCTGCATGAGCGCCTGGCGCGGGTTAACCGGCCTGGCCGCCTTCGCCTGGGCCATTTGAATCTGGCTCATCGTCTTGGCCTGCTGGTTGCTGATCTTGCTAGCGGCCATCGCCCGCTCGATGCCGATTTCGGCCTGGGCCTGCTGCAGTTTGATCTGCTCTTTGGTTTGCGCGCCTTGCTGTGCGTTTGCCAAACCAGCTTGCTGTTCTTGGCCCTGTTGGACGATCGCGTCGATCTGTTTGACGTAGTTCTGCATACTGCCCATCCGGGTGCGAAGCGCCTGAAACTCGTTCTGATGCACCTTATCCTCCGCTAGCAGTTGCAGGTGCGCCTGCGTATGAGGAACGCAAATCTGCAGGTACTGCTGGGTCTTGATCATCGCGGCGATCCCACTCGACGCGGGCGAGGCCTGGTAGAGTTGATTGGCCATCTGGATCATCAATTCCATGGACTCGATATGAACTCCGGCGTGGACGGCGTGCTGCTGGCCGTCGGCGATCATCACGTGTTGGCCGGCGTGCATGACGCCGTTTTCCATGTTGGCTTCCCATTGGTCGTGACTTGGGAACTGCTGTTCCGGAAAATACCGATCGACATTCTCCGGGCCGGCAATCGCGATCACCTCGTCCCGAATCCAATTGTAACGGCCGCTTTCTGGAAGCATTCCAAGGTAGGGAAGCATTTGCTGGCTGCGCAGCTGGCGCATCTGCGGACTGCCGTAGCCGGCCGTCCTGGTCGCCCGGACCCACTCGTAGTTCCTGAGGGCGATTATTGGCACATCGCGATCCATGCAAGCTTTCTGGAATGCCTTAGCCTCCTTATCGGGAGTATTTGGATCGCTAGCGCGCCTGTACATCTGCTCATAAAGCATGTCCAAATCCATAAAATGCAGGATCATCTGGCCCTGCGAGATCTGCGTCGTGGTGATGATGTCCTGCTGTACCTGCGTGGCGCTCGGGCGTGTCTGGCCCTGATAGCCCACGCCGGGCCGGCGCACCGTGCCGAGGTTTGCCTGAAGGTGGTTGCTTAACTCACGATCCAGGGTGATCGCGTCCGTCAGGAAGCCAACTACTCGGTTCTGCACGAGATCCACATCGGGCGGCAAGATATTGATCGGACCGTACTGCATCAGCTGGAGCTCGTCCCGCGCCTTGCTCGTCGACGCCTTGAGGTTGATCGCCGTGCCGGCGATGCCCATATCGAAGAGGTGGCATTTGAGGCGGTTGGTGCATTCCAGGTGCTGAAACTGGAGCCGGCCGAGGCCGCGGATCGAATGATAATCGCCGTTGCCTACGTCGTTGCGGAAGATCGTCAGAACCTCCGGGATCGATTCATACCGGTCGACGCGCCTAAAGAGGAAATCAGGCAGAAGCGCATTCTCGGCAAGGATAAAATGGCTGATTCTTCCGGAATATTCCTTAATGAAAAGGTGATAGACCATGAGCGACTCGCTCGCCACCAGGCTCATGTAGATGTCGTTGTTCTTGAAGGCCTCCTGCCACTGTTCCCAGTTGCGGCCGTCCCAGGTGAGCCGGCCGCTGAAAAGGTCTTTCGAGCAGAACATGACCGCCCGCCTGGTCTGTTCGATGTCCCAGCCGACTTCTTCGCTTTCCTCGGCATTATCCGGCATAACCTTTTCCCACAGATCCATGGCCTGCATCTCGGTACGAATCGCGAAATAAGGCCATTCCATCAGCGTGCCGGCAGCGTGCTCCGGCACGAGCAGATCCCGGTGGCGCAACGCCTCGAAACGCCAGTCGTACATGTCCGATAGGAGCACCGGGCCGATCCCAAACTTGACGAGCTCCTGCTGAGCCTTCTGCATCTGATAGGAAAAATCCTTCCACCGTCTGATCATCTTGCTGAACTCGGCCGTGATGATGCTCGAAAAAAGATTCCGGTTCTGAGCACCTTCCTTGGTTCTTATTTCGGCGTAGGTCGGTACGCTCGATATCAGGGCGAAATACGGCGTTTTAACCGCCTGGATATTGGAATAGCCCTCCATGAAATTGAGGTTGGTCCGCCAGCCCTGGCCGAGCGCCCGCAGCTTAACGGGATCAAACGGCGCGTTGCCGTCGATCATGCCTTGTACTTTAGCTCGCTCTCTCGCGCGCAGCCGATCGTTGTCGAGCATCTTGAGACAGATCTGGCGCCCGCTGAAGCAGTCCCGGACCCGCGTCTCGGGGATATAGAGCTTTTCTACGTTCGAGTCCGCGCCGGGGACCTCAATCGTGTCTAGCAGCATGGATTCCAAGCTCATAAGGCCTCCTGAAAGTTAAGCGTTGCGAAGTCTTTGTGCATTATTTTAGCCGCCTGGTCGTAGGCCCGCGCTGCATCTTCATTTGTTCATTGTTGCGATCTCTTTTGGAATCCAACACCATTGGGGAAACTTGTTAAGCTGCTCACTGGAAGTACCAGCCTTAATCGCTTCAATAGGCGTCCAGCATTTTACTTGGAGTGCGCACCTACAGACGGCACATGCCTTTAAAAATGCGTCATGAGCCGTTTTGCGGCCTTTGGTAAATTGCGCTGTGAGATTCTGCAAATGCTGACAGGCGGCGCATAAACCGCCGATTTGGACGTTAAATGGGCACCTGGAGCAAACGTCGGCCCTGGAATCTGCTAGCGCCTGGTCGACCTGCTTAAATCCGGTCGTTGCCCATGCAGCGATTGTTTTTGTTCCGGAAACGACGTCATCCCAGCCGATGCGGGTAAAAATGTTGCTGCGCCTGCCTATCGGATCTTCCTGCTTGCAGAACCCCGGTGGAAGCATCTGGCAGAGCTGGTCTTCTACTTGAGCTTCCCAGAATGGCCCTAGAGGAATATTGTTCGCTTTGCGGTGCTCACGAACTAAGAAGAAAAGGTTGTTGTAATCCGGTGCCCGGATCCAAGTTCGCGTTTCTGGCTGAAACGCCCTGTAGCCATCAGGAGGCACGGTGTTTGGCTCAAGCAGTCTCTGCATTTTACTCGCTCCCTGAGTAACAGAAAGCTCTCTCGTCCTGGATCATGGCATCGTAATCCTGCTGATCCTCGATGCCCCACTTGTTAGTCTTTTGCAGGTCCTGGTTGCCGGCGATCGCGCCGAGGCGCCGCGCTAGCTCAATGCAGAAACCCACCGCATCGCCGTAGTCGGGTGAACGTCGAAAATGGCCTTTAAGCTCTTTTTTCGTCTCCAGGCGCACTTTCTTGCTTTGGATATCCCAGCGCCGTGTGTAGAACTCTCGCAATGCTTCCTCCGGCATTCCGCGAAGACAGCCATGGATGGCGAATTCGCGAACAGCAAACCAGAGTTCGGTCACGACGCGGTCATACTCCTCCTTGCACGGCTTTGGATTCGCGTTGGAGACCGGCCGGGATGACACCTCGCCGGATTCCTCGATCCCCACGACGGGGCCCCATTCGCGCCGGAAAATTGAAAGCAGGCCTCCGCCTTCACCGCTCGAGCCGACGGCGAACCGGCCGGGGGGAATAGTCAGCATCTCGCAGAGATCGACGCATTGCTGAACAATCTGGTAGTGGATCTCGGCGCCTTCCTTGATCGAGATCTTGAGCTCGACCGGCTTAGCAAACTCGATCTGCCAGCGGTTGCCCGTATCGGGTCCGAGCTGGCCCATCTTGAAGGGCTGAAAGACTTTTCGGTCGCCGCCTTCGTACGACGGATCCAGGGCCGCGCACCATTTAAAGGCCGTGTACCAGGTGGCCGGCTCCTTGACGTGGTTGTTGTTGACAATCCGCTCGTCTAGGACGGTCCGCTTAAGCGTGATCGGCGGCCAGAATCCGATCGACTGGCTCCAGAAACGCGGGTCATCGGGGGTTTTGTAGTAATCCAGCGCCGCATCGATCTGATCTTGATTGATCAGGAACGGATAGGTCTTTTTGCCGTCCGGTTCGGTGATAGCCGGCGATTTTCGCCCGTCGAAGAAAACGCATACGCCGTTGCCTTGGGCCATGCCGCCTTGAGTTTCCCATTGTTGGTCCTTCTCGGGATCCACGCTGGCCCAGCCGTACAGGGGCTCGCTGAACCGGCCATGCGGATCCTCGCGGGACTCGGCATTGCCCATCATGAGGCACTTAAACTCCGGATTTTTTGAGAGATTGTCACACGCCTGGAAGAGCGCCTCTTTGACACCGGGGGCCTCGTCCACGATGAGCAGGACCCGCCTGTTGTGGAACCCGATAAGATTATGAATCGCTTCCTCGATCGGGCCATCCTCGACGGCGAGGCCGAAGATACCATTTTTCTTATCGCCCATCCGCCAGCGGATAAGATACTCGGAATAAATTGGCTCGCCTTTCGGCCCGGCCTCCGGTGGAATTTTGGAGTGGAGATCCTGGACATAGTACCAGAGCCTGCGCGCTAGCGCGCTCTTGGTAGTGCTAGCCATGATGACTGAAGTCGCTTCTGGGTTCTCCATCCAGTATTCGAGCGCGAAAAGACTGGCTTCCATGGATTTGCCGCTCGCTGCTGGCCCCGTCCATGTGATCCAGTTGTAATCGCAAAAAGAACGCAGCGCCCGATCAATCCAGGAATGCCAAAGCACATCCTGCTCGCTCCAGAGCATCCGGATGGCGCGCTTGCGGTAGTGGTATCTGCCCCGGTAAAAGTCCGCTAGCTCCGGATCCGGATCATGCAGGCCGCAGTAGAGCAGCTTCTGGATAGTAGGCAGTTCGCCGAAGTAATCGAAATAGAACGGCCAGAGCTCATCTTCATCAGTCTGTGGCGCTAGTGGCAGCATTCTCTAAAGGCTTCTTCTGGATGCGATCCTTGAACTGCGCATCACTCAAAGGCTCAGGCCCGCGTGCGGCCGGCGGCTTATACTTCGCACCCTTTTTGCCGCCGAAAGGTTTCCCGTACTGGGTGCAATGGCCATGGTTAACGACGTTGTTGGTGACCAAGTATTTGGCGATCTTCTTACACGCGATTGGATCGGCGGCGCGCGCTTTGATGCACGCGAGTAACGTCTCGATCGGGAGTGATTCGAGCGTCGAAGTCACGGGTGGCGCGTTCTCAACAGGCACGCCGCGGCTAGCGGCGTACTCGGTGATCGGCATGTCGATCGGCGGCGGCGGGGGCGGCGCCTTATCCGAGCCCAGAATTCTCGGAATGGCGCCGTATTTGTCGGAGTGAAAAAGCGCCGTGTTCGGGAGCAGAATCTTGGAGAGCTCCTGGCGATTCTGAATTTCCGGCCGGCGCCAGTCGTGCTGAATCAGCGTGGTCGGATGGCATTGCGGAAGGATCTGCGAGGCCGCTAGCACATCCCAGCAAGTATTGGTAGCCTCCATGATTTTTGGCGCCAACTTGTAGGGCTTGTCCGGGTAGATGGCATTTCCCGTCATGTGTCGAGGCACGCGCCCAATTCGTCCGAGATGAGAATCCGGCTCGACGATGGCGCCCATAAATGGCTTGCCACCCCGCTTGTATTCGTCGGCGATCAAGTCGAGCCAGTCCGGAACGACCGGGATGCAATCGGGTTCGAGCCAGAAGAATGGTCCCTCGAGCTTGTCGTGGTGATAGAACCAGTTGATCTGCTTGAAGCAAGCGTTCGGGCCCTGTGGCCAACCGGTGATGCCCTGATTCTCCCGGAACCTTGTCAGCTTGGCCCAGGCGTTGACCGAATCCGGCAACGTTAAGCCGTCTCTGACCATCAGCACCAGCTCATAGTTGCGGATCGAATCGGCGGAGAGTTCTGCGACCCAATCCAGCCACATGAATCCAAGTTCTTCGTTCGTGTACGGGCCGGGCGTGTCCTGTGCGACGAAGGAAGGCACCGGCGAGAACGACATTACGACTTGTTTCATGCTGGCGCGGCGCCTGAGACTTCTACTCTTACCCCTGGAGGAGCGTTAATGCTGATCGTGACCACGAGATCCTGCGGAGGAGGCGGAGGAGGCGCCGGGCCAACCTGTCCGCTAGCCCATTCTGCCGCCAACTGAGTAGGATCTCCCTGGTAGGAGCTGATATCGATGGGTTTGTTGCAGCCGTCGATCGTATGCGGTGCTGGGCCGGAGCCGTCGCCCGTGTACTGCCACAGCCAGAAGGTTTGCCAGCTTGCCTGCACGGTTGGGCTGGTTCCGTACTGCGCCAGCCACAGGCGGCGGCTGCCGAAAAAACTGTCTACTTTATTGCCGAGGTCTTCCTTGATTTGATTCCCGCTGTAAAGGACGCATTCGCCCGGCCGACCAAGCTGATTTTCGACGTCTGTTATCCACTGCTTGGCCTCGTCCAGGCTCATCGTATTGGGATCGTAGGGCTCAAAATCCAGGCAAAAAAGCGAATCCGGATCGACCTGGGCTGTCTGCACGAAATTGGCGACTTGCCCTTGGATGTTGCCCTTTTCGCCGAAGTGATAAGCTCCCCACTTCAAGCCAGCTTTAAGCGCCTTTGTGCGTTCGGCATTGTAGGTTGGATCCTGGTAGCTGGCGGCCTGAGTGGCCTTGTAAATTACGCCGACTATCCCGGCCGCTTTAGCTTTGACGTAATCAGTGCCAGGTCCGTCATAGTGCGACAGATCGATGACGATTGGATTGATATTCATTGGTCGGTACTGGCAAAGGAGCCAACCGTCGGCTGGTCCTTGATCTCTTCCTTGATCGAAACCTGGCGCGCCTCCATGCGCAGCAACTGCGCTTCCACGCGTAGAACTGCCTCTTCAACCTTGAGCAGTTTTGCGTAAATCGCATCCGGCTCGCCTAAATCTAGTTCGTGATTGGCGCTCATTTCTTGCCGATCGCGGGATATTTGCGGTGGACCGCGGCCCGGACCTGCTTTTTCTGCGTCGGCGTGCCGTGCTGGCTCACGCGCGAGAGCGCGTTGCGAGCATGGGATTTGTCCTGGATCGGATACCCATCCTTTGATGGTACCGCGAAGCTTGATTTCGGTAGCCGCTTACGCGCGGCAGTGGTGAGTTTAGCCATTTTCTATCTCCACGGCCTGAGCAGACAAAACGCCGTTTATCTTCTTCGCTGAGATCACGACTGAGTCGCCCCAGCTTGGCTGGTTGGATACCGGAAGGCCCATCTTTAAGCCGCTGTGGTTAATTTCGCCATCTAGTATCGGTTCCCTTTGCCTTGTTTTTTCTCTTTTGCCTCGGTTGCTTTGGACTCTTTGGCTTCTTCTTTTTTGCTACCTTCCTTCATCTTTTTTTTGGCCATTTGTCTTTGTCTCCTATTGCCTAGGGGTTAATGGGTCCCATATCGAAGACGGAAAAAATCGATTCCAGTTCGGGATAGGTAGGATCGTTCCTGGGAATAATGGTCAGCGTGCCGACCGGTCCTTCGGCTTGTCTACCTTGCAATCGGACGGTGGGATTGGCACCGCTGTAAATTGTGTAGAAGTTCAGGTCCACGCCGCCGATGAATGCGTCGCCACTGGTCCTTTTATGCCAAGTCCGCTTATAATGCACCGCGGCGTCCATGCTCCAGTCGCAAATAGCCTCAGAATTGTTCCCTGCCGTCCATTTGAAATGGATACTAGCGGCTAGGCCGACCAATGAATAGCCAGTCCGGGACAGCGGAAATGTGACCGGGGAAACCACGTCATACCAAGTGTTAAGCGCCGCGAAAACAGTCTGTGGCGGAGCAAGCAGCAGCGGAAGAGCGCGGGCGCCATTGACTAAGACGCCGTTGATTTTCCTAAGGGACATTTCCAGGGAGTCGCCGCCGGATGGAAACAGGGTTGTCAGTCCACTACCCGGCGGAGGAACCGGTTTTCCAGCCTGAAGATTCATAAGAGCGTTTATCTTCATCGCCGAGATAGCAACCGTGTCGCTCAAGCCTGGTTGGTTGGATACGGGAACGCCCATCTCTAAGCGGGCGGTGGCGGCGGCGCAGCGGGAGGCGGGGCCGGAGTTGCTGGTTCGGTTAGCGGCGCAGGAGGTGCCCCGGCTTTTTCTTTTTCTGCGTACTGCTCGGCCGTAACGGTCGAGTCAGGATAGGCCACCATGGTTTTGAGCGCTTCTTCAGCGGGTGGTTCGTCTGACATTTTACTTTTTCTTTTTGGGGTTGCGGGCGAAATCCTCGAGCTGCTTCTCAGTCATGCCCTTGGCGATCTTGCGCGCCACGGGAAAGCCTTTCGATTCGCCTCGTTTAACTGCTAGCGCCGCGCCCATCGTGCGCTGCTGTTTCTTGGTTGTTGCGGGCATAACCTTTAGCTGAGCCCGTCGACCGGGATCTCGGCAGCGTTGTCGTTGTAATCGAGCGGGAACGTCAGCGCCTGGGAACCGGTCGTGACCGTGATGGCCACCTGGTGAATGGTGGCTGAGGTGACCGTCGCGGCGTAGCGCTTGAGGTTGGTCAGGTTTCTGTAGGTGACGGCTGCGCCGCCCACCAAGGATCGTGCGGTATCGGTTCTCATTTGCGTTCTCCTCGTGAGTGATCAAACGCGGTGCCGAGCATTACGCGCGGTGCTGGCGTTGGAGGGCCGGCAATCATCGCGAAAAGAATGTTTGAACTGCCGCCGTACGGCAGAAGGACCGGATCGGGCGGTATGCGGTTGAGCTCCTCGTCGGAGGGCCCTTGCGGCGCGCGCGGGGTTAAGTTGGGGTTCACTTGATGCGCCTCATGTGGCCCGAGTATTCGCCGGTCGACATCGGCGCCTTGTCGGTCCTGGTGTGCTTGCCGCTTACGGGCTTGTGCGGCGAAGGCGTCACGGTGTGAGTCAGCTTTGGGACCATGCCTGATTTTGCTTTTGCCATCTTTTTTCCTGCTCCCAAGAGACAGATTTTGTTTTGGCAGGCCGGGAACGGGGTCAGTCTTTGGTGCTAGCAAGGAGATGGGATATTCCCCGTCCCCGGACTGTTTGATGAATCCTTATCAATCTTTGCTAAGCATTGTCAACTTTTGTTCGAGAAACTTACGTAATCGCCGTAAAAATCGACTTTGATTTTCTTTCCGCGCGGGCCGTTTCGGGCCTTATCGATCCAGATTTCGCGCTCGAAAGAATCGCTAGAGTCCTTTGGCTCCTTGATGAGCAGAACGATGTCGGCGTCCTGGCCGATCGCGCGGGACTCGCGCAGCTTTCCATCCTCGTTGAGCTGGCTCAAGGCAATGACGACCACGCCGAGCTCGCCCGCCAGGACCTTGAGCCGGCGGCTGATATCGGCCACCTCGCGCTGCCGGCTGGATTCGCGCACGATCGCCGGGCTGACCAGCTGCAGGTAGTCGACGATGACGACGTCGAGCTCGCCAGTCGCCTTGAGCCGCCGGCAACGCGAGATGATCCCGTTGATGTCCAGGTCGTAGGCGTCCTCGATGACGATGGTGCGTCCGTCCGGGACGCTGGCCAGGAACGAATCCATCTTTTCAAGTTCCTTCTCGCTGAGTTCGCCGGAGCGTATAGCGCCCATCCGTACTTCGGCCTTGGCCGAAATGATTCGCTCGGCTAGCGAGTCACCCTTCATTTCGAAGGAAAAAACGGCGACCTTTTTGCGTTGCTCACCGAGAGCCACATGGCTTGCCATCTGCAGCCCGAGGGCCGTTTTGCCGTACGAGGTTTCGGCGCCGATAACGATCTGCTCGCCAGGTTTGAGGCCGCCGAGGCACAAATCAAGCGCGCGGATCCCGGAGATTTCGATAAACTGCTGCCGTCCGCCGGCGTGCCGGTTCTTTACGCCGGTCCCGACCGCGTTGACAAACTCGCGGAAGACGAGCTCTTCGATCTGGGTGTGCGCTAGCGCGATCGCTAGCAGCCCTTTTTCACACATTTCGCGAACTGGTACGTCATTGTCCGTTTGGACATCCAAGCATTTCTGCATCAGTAAGCTGGCAGCTTGGATCGTGACACGGCGCTGGTAGAGATCCGCCAGGCGCTCGACATAGAAACGCCAGTTAGCCGAGCTCGGCCTGCACGCCGCCGATTTCCGAAAGCTCGAGCAGGCGGAATGTGTCGCGAACTATGATGAAGTCAGTTGTTCCGTGATCTTGGAAACAATCGAGGAGGTGCTGATAAACCAGCTTGTGCGCCGGGATGTAAAAAAGCGCCGGCTGAAGAACGCCAGCCTCGTCAAAGATCGTCGGCTGAAGCGCTAGCGAGCACAAGAGGCCGCGCTCGGCGTCAACCGAGTGGGGGAACGATTCGACCTGTGTCATAGGGAAGCTCCGATTCGGTCCCGGTTGTCTGATTTCTGATTCTGCCTTGGTTCGTAGATGCTCAGGTACGAGCTGGCGATTGAGTGGGTGATCGCCGCGATCGCACGCGATTCGCCCAGGCGCTTGCAGATCGTCATGTGAGCCCCGAATGCGCCCAAGGTCGGTTTCGGCAGCTGTAGTCTGTTTTCAATCCATTGCCGCCACGCTTTAAGGAAAAGAGGTGACTGAAGGGTCAGGTCTGGTGGAACGCTTTCGAAAACAAGATCAGCGCTGAGCTTAAGCTTCTTCTTTTGGCGTTCTTTTGAAAAAAAATCGATGTCTGAGTTCTTTTGATGTTCTGAAAGAACATTAGAAGAACGAAGACTCTCCTTTGGTAACTCCTTTGGTAACTCTGTATCCTGAATTTGAGAACTCCCGTTTCCTGAACTCAGGAACCCCGGCTTCGTCTTCTCAATAAACCTGTTTTCCCATTTCTGGATCATTCCGGGATCTTGCCAGTATTGCGGCGCAGCGCATCTCCATACGCGCCGACCGTCGCTGCCGAGCTGAATCAGGTGCTTATTCCTTGTCAGCTCCGAAAGTAGGTCCGCTGTTCTACTGGTCGAAGTGTTAATCCTTTCGGCGAGCCCATCAATGCTGGCAAAGCACGGGCTATCTTGATGGCAAAGGCAATCAATCTCGGCGATCAAGGCCTTCTCCGTCCAGTTTAGTTCTTTGTTCAGCCAGAGCGTGGCTGTCATCCAAACGCCTTTGAAACCGCGTTCCTCAGACATTCAACCTCCAAAAAAATGCTCTCAGGCGTGCAGCCGTCGCATGGGTAAGCAGAAAAACCCCGACTGCACACCTGAGAGCGTCCAAGGTGTCAAACGTTCTGCTCTTTTGCGCTGCGAAACGCTGCTCAGATTATTAAGGTTTGCGATCCTTTGTCAAGCCGCCTTCGTTGCCGTATCGGATTTTTGTCAGATAATCCAGCAACCTCTCCATACGCCCCAGCTGATCATGAGCGCCGCTGGTCGGCTGGATGCTCCGGCTGGCCAGTCTCTTCCGCTTGCGCGCGCAGGAGGCGTCTAGCGCCTCAATGAGGAGCGTCAGCTCTCCGTTGGTCAGCCGCACGTCCCTGGCCTCGTTCATGTCGCGTGCCTGGCGCCGATTTTGTCCAACCAAGCGTGGATTGCGTTGATCGCTTCGAGCGTTGAGCTAGCAACTACTGTGTCGTTGCCGCAATCCTCTAGTTCCTTTATTCTATCTAGCTGATCGGTTGATAGTCTCCCGCGTATGGCCTTGAGTTCTAACAACAACAACTGATTATTCTTCATTAGCGTAAAATCTGGATGTCCTTTCGGGATTGTTGAGCGCTTATCCATCCGCGCCTCGATTACCCCAATCCGCTGCCGCAGACATTCTCGTGACACCTCAACGTGCATCTGGCGCTCGGTCTCGCGATCGGCTTTCTCAGCCCGTTCCTCGGCGAGGAGCAACCCGTGTTTCTTCCGGGTTTCAGGCTCCATGCGGCGCATGATATTTTCGCTCACCACGGTCCTTATTTTGTTAGGATTCTTAGGTTGCTTGGCCAGGTTCATAGTTCGCATCTGTTAGCTCCTTTGGCGGTCGTGGGTCGTAGACTAAAACGTCTTTTGTCGGTTTACTGTCAATCAGGTCGCCGACCGTCTTGCTAACTAGTTCGCGAGTGGCGGCAACCGAGAGATTGTTTCCTTTGCGGATTGCTAGCTCCAGGTTGGTGACGCCCACCTTGCAACACGCCATGAACTGTTCGCGCGTAATGTATTCTTTTTCGACGAGCCTTTTCCCGGCTTCGGCCGCGTTGACGATGGAACGCCGATTTTCGCCTTGCTCGAAGCGCCAATCGGGAAAATTCTCCGGGGCTTCCTTAACGCGCGACTCGAGCCTCGCCTGGAGTTTTTCAATCACCGTCGCCGCAATGGAGAGCTTTGGCGCTAGCTCGCGCAGAGCCGTGTCGGGGATGTCCCGGACGGCCATGTCGTAATAGGCGGCCGTGCCGATGATCTCGTCGCGCCAGAGCGGACAGAGAACTTTGCCGGAGCAGTACGTACACCAGGGCCCGCGGTTGGGCTTCTTTGGACCCGGCCTGGTCGCGCGCTCTACAACGTCCAGCGCCCACGCGCGCGAATCATTTATGGCCTCAAGATCAAAGACCGCCGGCGGACTCTTCTTGCCGGGCTTGTGGATCGCCACGGTCACCTCCTGGATCGGGCCAATGATGCCAAGCATTTCATTGAAATGAGATACCGCCAAAGGAACGTACGAGCGCAACTGCGAGTTTGTCGCGGTGACGTGATCCAGCGGATGCCAGCCGCTTTTAAAATCCGGAATCAGCAACCGCTGCTTTGATTCAACGACGCGATCGGGCTGGCCAGAGTAGATCGGTTTGAGACCTTTCCGCATCCAGAGGCGTTCCTCGATGAGCTCAAACTCGATTTCATTTCCGTTAAGCCATGCTTGCAGCAGGCGGCTACGTTGCGTATCCAGGTCGGCCGCCAGGTCAGCCTCGGCATCGTCGAGCTGCTCTTTTGGCAGTTTTTTGGATAACACGAGATGAACTCGCGTTCCCTTTTCTGCGAAAACAGTTGGCGGCTCCTCGCCGCTAGCTTGGCTCAGCTCGAAGGCCGCATCGCAGTTGTCCATCGCATAGAAAAACGAACTGCGCGGGTAACGTCTTTCCGGACTGCTCATTTGATGATTTCAGATTTGAATTGCCCATGGAGGGGCCTCCATGTGCCAACCCCAACCAGACGGCCGGCGAGATCCGATGCGGTTGCAACGTCAATAACTGAGATCGAGTCCTCTTCAAAGATGGCTATGAACTCGACTATCCACACCGGAAAGATCGGACGGGTCACGAGGACAGTCGTCTTTCCGTTGAGTCTGCCAGGGCATTGATGGACGAATTGACTTGAGCCGTACCCTCTCCCGTAGAGCTTTTCCGGATCGCTTGGTCCGTCGTAAATGATTTTTGCCGCCGCCTTGTCGCGGTTTTTGCCGACCATCCCCTCAACCAAGAGCGAACTTTTGAAAATCCTTTCCTTCTTGTTCTTTGCTGCTCCCTGTTGCAGCGCTCGCTGGATGTTCGGAACCGGCAAAAACGGACCGATCTCAGGATCGTAATACAGGCCGCCCATCCAATGCATTTTGGCTAGGTCCCGCATTTCCTGCTCGGTTTTGTTACGTTTGGTCGCGAATGGTTTCATTCGCATGACGTTTGGGTTGAGTGGATTGGCCAATTCGCCGTTGCAAAGAAGCAACGGGCGGATGCCAGTCCATCGGATA